ATGATCATCACTCACGCAAGCGCAGAAAGAATCACTGAAGTAAAAGCGAGAAGCCCATACGCTTTATTCTTAAAAGGCTGTCTGTTCTTCGCTGCTGAAGGAAATGAGTATAACTTAGCTGGTGAGTGTAACTATCAGTACAATTTAGAAGTAAATAACATAATCGACGTTGAATCTTTTTTCTCTCATCATGACATTGCGGAGCAAGCTGTTCAGCAAGTTATTGAGCTAGTTCGCGACGATTTAGAAATCGAAGCATCTGACGAAGAAATTGCTGAGTTACTGAGCAACGAATCAAGCATTCGTGATTTTGAGTTTAACGGCTATGACGATGAAGGTGAAGCTGACTGGGCTATCCAGCAATATCAAGGTATCTTAGCTCACAAATTAGGTTATGACTGCGCTAAATCATCTGATGAGCAAGGTGTTATCTATATCGCTTACTGTGTTGACCGCGAAATGCAAGAGGTTGAATGCTAATGACACTTATCGAATACATAAACACTTACTACAACGGCAGCCAGAAAGACTTTGCATCTAAATTAGATATAAAACCCCAGCAAGTCACGCAGTGGATCAATAAAGATTTTATTGTTATTAATCACGTTTTGTACAGTCCTCGCCGAGACTTATCAAATGAAAAACGATAGAACAGGCCAAAAGTTCGGCAAGCTTACAATAATAAAAGATTCCTCTAATTCTCAGATTCTATGCCGCTGTGATTGCGGCGTAGAAGAACTGTTCCCGCGCACAATAACAAAACCAACATACAGGGGTCGATTGATGTGCAGTTATTGTAAGGGTGGCATCTGTGAAGTATGCGGATCTAGAATAAAATATAAATCAGGACGAATCCCTGCTACTTGCAGCGAAAAATGTGCAAAAATCAGGAATAGTGAAAAAGAGAAAAAGCGCTATCATTCAATAAAACATACTGAAGAATTTAAAAACACTCGCGCATCATATTTAACTAAACTAAGAGATAGACTAAATAGCGACCCAGCTTTGCTTTCAGCTTTCAGAGAAAGAGCTAGATTGACTCTGAAAAAATGCAGGTCATCTGAGTCTCAAATCAAAAAAGAGCACTATAATGCAAAGAAACGCTGGCAGCAGATTAAAAGTAACAGCGCTATACATGAGCAATCAATCCTATACGCTAGAAAACAATACGACACATACACTGATGATGACTACAAACGCATTTTCAAAAGAGAGAGAACTCACACAAGAAGGCGTAAATCACGCAGTTGTTCGGAATAACCGAGCATGTGAAATAGCGTTATGTGAATTCCCATAACGGAATAATATCAACCAGTTTTGACATCCTCCACGCCCTAAAGGACGTGGATTCCTACTGCGTTCAGACTGATGTCTGAATCACCTCGGCGGGTTCCTGCTTCGACGGGCGGTCTGACTGCACCCTCCCTCCACAGGCAAGCACGGCATGTCCTGCCGCTAAAATGTTACGTGCCCCGTTGATATCAGCATTCGCTGTATATCCACACTCAAGGCACTCGAATTTACTTTGTGACTGGCGGTTTTCCTTTGCTGTATGACCACAGCAAGCACACTTCTGACTGGTGTAGGCAGGTGGTATTGCCAGTACCTGACCACCTCGCCAGAGCTGCTTGTACTCAAGCTGACGGCGCATTTCATACCAGCCCTGCTCCAGTATTGAGCGGTTTAAACCAGATTTAGCTTTTACGTTCCGTCCATGCCGTTCTGTCGTACCTTTTGCCGATTTAGACATGTTACTGACCTTTAAGTCCTCAATGACAATCATTACGTGGTTTTTGCTGATTTCGCTGGTGACTTTGTGAAGGTAGTCTTTCCTGATATTGGCAATATGAGAATGCAGACGTTGGATTTTGCGCTTTTGTTTTTGCCAGTTGGCACTGAATTTGATTTTACGGCTTAATTTCCGTTGAAGCCTTGCCAGCTTTCGCTGGTTTACTTTAAAACTGCTGACGGTCGGGTATACCGTACCGTCTGAAAGCGTGGCAAGTTTTGTAACTCCTGCATCAAGCCCTACTATTGAGGTTGATTTATGTTGTGGTTCTGTCGCTTCATACTCAGTCTGAATGCTGACGTACCATTTACCGCATGACTGACTGACTGTGACGTTTCTCACTTCTCCGACGACTTCACGACTGTTGCGGTAGCGCATCCATCCCAACTTTGGCAATGATATACGACTATTGGATTGATCGAGCTTCACGCCCTGCGGGTAGCGAAAAGCGTCATTTTTACCGCGTTTCTTGAATCGAGGAAAAGCGGTACGCTTCTGGAAAAAATTCTTGTAAGCTCGTTCCAAATCTTTAAGTGACTGTTGTAACGGTTGTGATGGGGCTTCCTTCAACCATTGTGTCTCTGTGTCAGATTTCCACTCAATGAGCCATGAAGCCATTTTTGTATAGGGAATGTATTTATTCCCTGCTTCGTGATTCTCATTCTGACGTGCTAATGCCCGATTGAAAACAAAACGACAAGCCCCTGCAAAGCGTCTCATCTCACGCTCTTGCTGACCATTGGGTCTTAACTGGAATTTAAAGGCTTGTAGACGTTTCATATTACCTATTATACTTTGGTCTATGAAAAATGAAACTAATATTCGCCGTGGCAGGCATTGTGTATTCCTGATGCACGTCCATTTGGTCTTTGTCACAAAATACAGGCGAAAAATATTTGATCGGGATGCAATTGAAAAATTGCGAGGCTACTTTGCCAGTGTTTGTGCTGATTTTGATGTTGAACTGGTTGAAATGGATGGGGAACGGGATCACGTTCATTTACTGATTAATTACCCGCCAAAACTGGCGATATCTAATCTGGTTAACAGCCTTAAAGGGGTATCGAGTCGATTACTTCGACGTGATCGTCCTGATATTGCCCAACGTTATTACTACAAGGGGGTTCTTTGGTCGCCGAGTTATTTCGCGGGGAGTTGTGGTGGCGCACCAATATCTATTATCCGCCAGTACATTGAGCAACAGGAAACACCTAGTTAGTTAAAAAACCGCGCCTTATATCCCCGACCTGAAGGATGGGGTTTTACGGCGCTTTGGATAAATAGAGCATCAGATAAAGCCTGTTTCTTTTTTTAAATTGGTTGGTTAAAATAAAAGACGACCAAGAGTTTTTTTTTGGTTTAGCTATAAACATGATTTGCAATCTTTTGCCACCATCCTAAAAAGTTGGTGGCTTTTTTATGCTCACTCGAATTCATCAAGCATATAAACCCTTGCAATGCAAAAAGCCCCACCGAAGTGAGGCTCTATTAATCTGGTTAAGCCAACCTAAGAACAATTAAGGCAGCTTACCTGATAAGTATTGTCCATTTGGCCATTTCTGTCAATAGCAAAGTTCAGTTATTTTTCTAACTTTAGCTACACGTTTGCGACCGTTCATTGCATTTCGTAGAGGTTCGTATAATAACCACTGACAAGCTTTCAGCTTTTCGTCAACCTCTCTTCGACATGTTCGCAATGATGGAACCTTTACTTTTCCTCCTGACCTTGTGTTCATTTTGCGAGGTTTTGCATTGTTATGGTAGTAAGATGCTATCGAAAGCTTTGACGCGCCGTACACGTAGTAACTTATCAATATCTTGTAAGCCTGCTTGTCAATGGCGATGACAGAATCTATGACCTGAGAAATCAACATTCCGTCATCGTCATTACACATCGGCCGTGTTAGATTTTTGCTTGGGTCAACTGATTGCATGAATTTGTATATGATGTTAATTTTCCTCATGTCTACTCGGCCTGAGTGAACCCAAGCGCCCCACAATTCAAGCCATCCATTAAGCCAGTCGAATTGCTCCTTTGTAAGTTCTTTCTCTCCGATGTAGTTCATCTCACCCCCTGCAATACTTCACTCTTTCCTTTTATCGCTCCGCCGATTCCACCGCGATGTATAACCATAAGCTGCCCATTTACAATGATGTGCTTTTCTGCTCGCGTATCGAATGCGTACTTCTTTACTGTATTTCGCGATGCGCTTATCCAGCCAGCCACTCGAGTTTGATTTCCTCTGGCTTTGATGAGTAATTCTGGAATGGTTGTTATCTCAGCCTGCATCATCTATCTCCCATATCATGATATCCAGTGAGCCGCCTTTAACCCTCTCGCCGCGTTTAATTCGAAAATCATCTATCTGCTCGTCGTCATCCCAAAAGTTGGCGTGAGTAAGCGAATCGAAAACAGCTTTAGGCAAGTTATCGAGGTCTCTTTTGCGTTTGTCTGGAGGGTTTGCAGTGATGATTATCTTGATGCGAGAGGTGGTTTTGATATCTAGGTTATGTTGCTTGATGTAATCTGTTACTTGCTTTCGGTAGCCTGTACCCTTTGATGATATATAGTGCCTGCCTTTGCAGTGTCGCCAGTACGTATTTACTGAAGGCGGCCACGGCAACTTGAGGTGATATTGCTTCATGATGGTTCTATCAATCCCCCTCTGGTTAGCTCCCTAAGTGTTAAAACAATCGCCCTATCCATCAGTTGACGTCTTTCAATTCGACTCAACTTGCTGCCGTTATCAATCTCATGATGGCAGTGCTGACATAATGCTGCTGTGAGGCTATCGTCAACCTTAAGCCCCATCCCCTTATCTTCGTTTCTATGTGCTACCTGAGTGCCATAGCGACCACACAAGACACAACATTCGATTTGAGCTACGGCTTTGAGCCATTTTTTTGAGCGGTAGATACTTGTCATTTCTCTAGCTCCCACTCTGCAAGTGTGATAACCAACATCGGGTTACTGCTGCTTTCAATTGTTAGCATTGATTCATACGCTAAGTGCTCTTTAAATTTGCGCTTTAATAGCCCTGCACACTTCCTGACGGCTTCATTGGACTTATGGATAGCCCAACATAGCTTGAGTGTTGTTAATGCGCTCATAAACGCTTCTGCTTCGTTTTTCATCTCCACATCCTATTAATCATTGTTCGCGGTGTTGGCTTGAGCCATTTTTGGGTAGGCAGGTTGACTGATACGTCGAAATATTTCGGGTTAATATTGAGCATTTTGACTGGGGAATAACCTTGTCGCTTGTAATGCTCACAAAGTCTTTCTGCTTCCTCGTATGTAAGAAGCTTGTGTATGTGAGGTTCTTTCATCTCTCTTGCTGCTCCTTGTCTATTTCTTGCTGGCATATCATTTCAGCTCTATCTCCTGCGATAAGCTCCCTTGTTTTTGCATACAGCCTCTTTCTCTTTGGTAGTAACGATGTGTCATACCAAACACTTGCAGAGAACACTCTGCTGCCAATCAATGCTATTTTTTGAATTTCAGTCATCCGTCCTGCTCCCTTTTCAATTTTATGTATTCAGAGTTATCAGGTATCGTCACGAGACAACCTATACCCGCCGCCCAACACTCAACCTGCTCCATGAAGTGGAACATTTCACCTGTATCTAACTTTGATGTTTTTCGTAGTGTCCTGACGCGCTCTATATCCTGTGTAGTAGCGTCTATCATCTCTACCACCTCGTAGCCTAGAAATGTGTGCTTTAACATGTCCTTGACAGCTTCAGGCGTGAAATTAGCTTTGTTTTTACACAGATACTTGCTTATCTCTCCACACCACATATGGAAAGTTGCATTCTGAGATAGTGAGCGTGTGGACTTCCAAGGCTTAATGATGATTCGGTGTGGTTGGTTTGTTGCTAGAACTTCTTTGAGGTGTTGCCATGCGGTATTTTTGGTTGATTCGTGGAAGAGGAAATCTGCTTCCAAGTTAACCTCCTAGTTTTCCTTTGCTGTAAAGTGGCAACCAAACATACCGATAAACAAACGGGATAAAAGCTGTAAAAAACTCATTAAATTGATGCTCTCTAAATCCTGTCGCTTCGTCGACCATTGCAATTAGTGGTGAGGTTGGCTTTCTTGGCAAATCAACGCCATAGATACGGCTAAAATTACTAACTAACTCACTTTTATCTAAACAGCGTTCTACCACTTCGATAAACATTGGCTCAGTGGCTAGCGTTTTTAAAATTTCATCTGGCAGCTTATCACTCACTGTTGGCTCTCCTGTTCACCAATTAGCGTTAACTTAACAATCTCAATAACCCCTATTGCTTCAGCTAAGCTTATTTCACCGTCATATTCGTGGATTAATTCCAGCATGCGTTTAGATAACTCTCCGTTGGATTGGAATTTTTTATCGACTGGCAATTTTACTACTCTCATCATTCACCCTCTGGCATTGGTGGGAGTGGCATCCAGTGGGATGGATAGCAAATCAACTGAGTTCCAAGTATTTCTTGGTCTAGCCAGCAAAAGTCCCCATCATCATCTAGATATGCGACCATCATTTCTTTAGTGTCGTCACAGTAGACCAACACTTCGGTATTATCTTCAGGTAGTGAATCACTACACTTAACCCAATTAGTTCCCTGCATTAGATGCCTCCACCTGTTAACGTTGTTCCTTTCATCACTCAACACCTCGTCCAATTGCTGATGTTTTCTAGTTCATCGATTGATGGGAGTTCCCTGTCATCCCATACGTCATTAAAGTCGCTGATACGCATGGCGTGAAGCATGGTTCCTAATCTCACCATCCCATGACCTACGCCCTCTGGCGTTTTTTCGCTACGTTTAGTTTCCTGCATCATTTGTTACCCCAAGCCCAGTCAATAAGTTTTTTTGACACCCATAAATAAAACCCAACCGCTATCAAGAATCCGTTAAAAATAAGCAGGTCGAAAGCTAGTCTTTCAGTGTTAAATTCAGTGATAGTTAGAAACATGAGAAGTAGAAATAGATAAAAAATTATACAAACGATAATTGCTCTATAGTTCATCTAGAAGTCCTTATGATTTGGTGTGTTAACAACTTGCTTCACCGCCAAGTGAGTCAATGAGCGAGTCGATTAGTCGCGTCATTTCACCTGTAAACAGAGCAAAATCTGCATCAAATCGCTGGGCGATATCTTCTCTGTCGATATCATCGTTTTGCTCTTTTAGCACATCTGAGAACTTGATTTTTTTAAGTGATCCATCGTCGCACAAGGTAAATTGAATTGTTTCATTCCAATCTAGAGATAATTTCGTTACTAATTTACCTGCTTCAATGTGTGAGGCTATTTCGTCAGAAACTAAATCTTGATTCTTGAATCTGGCAATACCACCTTCTTCTAAAATTGCTTTAAGTTCCGCCTCATCGGTACAATTAAACTCTTTAGGGATCGTTCCATCACGCAACCATTCAGTTAGTGTTAATTCGATAGGTGTTTCCATTGTAAGAGGAACTATAGGCAGCGAACCTAGTGTTTTTCTCAGTAGTGCCAGTGTATCTTCGGCTCGTTTTGCACTACTTGCATCGACAATGATTCTTTGATTGTCGTTATCAATCCAAATTCTGACTACAGATTCCTTGCTAAAAGCTCGAGGTAGCAATGTGTGAATAACTTCGTCTTTCAAGCTGTCTTTCTCGGTCTTTTTCAGCCTACGCCCTTGGTCGGCTTCCAGCTTATCAACCTTGGCTTGCAGCTCTTTTTTGATAACATCAGACGGTAATATTTTTTCTTCACGCTTGGCAACAATGAGTATTTGATTACCTACTGAATGAGTTAATGCTTCACCTGTTTTGATGGGATTAGTCCAACCAATTTTCATCATGTCCTGACTTCCACAGGGTGAAAATTCAAGATTTTTTAATTGCGTTTCAAGTTCATCTGCTGAAATTTGAATGTCACGAGTTATGCGATACACAATCGCATTTTTGAAAAAGTTCATGTTTATTTCCTTAAATAGATTTAGGGTTAAGATTCAATTTCTTTCTAATTGAAGCAAGGTGTTCTAATGATTTTTCTTTGCTGGTTGGAATGTGTAACTGAGGTATTTGTTTAACTGGCGCTGGAATAGTTTCACCTGCTTTGATTCTTGCAGTCATGCTCCGTAACTCTTTGGCGCAAAGCTTCTTAACCTCGCTATCCGTTAGGCTTTTACTTCGCATCTCAGAGTAAATTTTGGTAACCATCCAGTAGCAAGCGTTTGAGGGCCATTTCATTTTACGCCAGCCACGCATTTTGCAGTATTCTCGATAGAGTTCGTAAAGCTGATCCTCGTCAGGCAAACCAAGAGCTACATAATCTTCTTCCTTGCACCACTTGATAAATTGACCAACAGCAGGCCAGAAAGGGTTATCACTTGCCCTTGCATGTCGCATACCGTTTTGAAGCTGCTCTCTGGTAGTAATTCCATTTTCAGCAAAGGCGGCGATCCATTGCCTCTTAGCGTCCATTTCGTCACTTGGGTTTTTAAAAACGGTACTAACTGACGCAGGAAAGAGTTGCTTTAAACTTTTGAATAGTGAATCAACCATCTTTTCAGCGTTTGAATTGACTACTTTTTTTGTGATATCTCCCTGTGACATTCTGGCTAAAGCGCCCGCATCACGATTATTAATTACCGCCATTAAATTGGTTTTCAAATGAAATCCCTCCATGCCTCCGGCGTGTTCCAGCTACCCTGCTGTGATGTTATTGCCTGATGGTTATTTTTAGGTTTAAACAGCCCTTGCCAGCCATTAGTTATGGATTGATTAATTATTTCTTCAGGCGAATAACCTTCTTCGAGACATTGCAGTAAAAATTTAACCTGTAACTCAAAGGTCTTTTTAGTTTTGAGAGGTTTTTTAATTTCATTCCTGTAATCAATCCAGTTGAACCAAATTTCACGATCCAACCAATCAGGGATAGATTCCTTCTTCGCATCAAATCCCTTTTTCTTTGGTTCATTGTTTGTTTCTAGTGACTGATTCTGTGACCCGTTTTTGGGTACATTCAAAGACCCGTTTTTGGGTACATTCAAAGACCCGTTTTTGGGTACATTCAAAGACCCGTTTTTGGGTACATTCCCTTTTTCGGTATCATCCCGTTTTTGGGTATATTCGGCATCAATATTTAAACGCAAAACTCTTACTCTTTTTGTTGGCCCTTTTCTTTCGCCTGTGTCTGATATCAAGCCATCTTCAATCATTAGGTTTATCCATTTGCTAATGGTCTTTTTATCTAGCCCAGTGTCCTTTACTAACCTCTGTATGCTTGGGTAACAACAGTGATATTCATCAGCCCTATCGGCCAAAGATAAAATCAATATTTTTTGAGGTGCTTTTAGGTCTAGGCTCCACGCCCAATCAGTAGCTGCTCTACTCATGCTGCCTCCAATTGCTCTCTAGCCAGTAACCCAGCGATCCACTGAATTCCTTTAGGCGTAAATTTAACTTGTGTGTATGCGTGACCATTGATTTGATTCTCACCTGTTTTTACATCAAAACGCCCTGCTTCAAGGTGTTCTGAATAAGGTGTTAATTTTCCAGCCAGCTTGTACATAATTCGTTTTGAAAGTAGAAACTCTCTAAAGAAGTTCTCTTTCACTTTTAGTAATTTGCTCACCTCTCTAAAACCCAGCAAGCCAGTAGCTTGAACGTACCGATCAACAAATTCAGCTTTAGGCGCTGCAATTGCCAATTGCTGCTCAACGATTTGTTTCTGCTCTGCTAGGTCTGCCGCCAGACGTAAAGCTTCTGGCAGCGTTTGAGGAATGAGGGATTTTTGAGATTCAAGTTCTTGCCAGCGATCAACTAATCGCGCTGTAAACTCTGGTGATAATTGAGCGACAACAATAATGCTATCGCGCTTTCCTTTTTCGCCTGAAAAAATGTAAAAAGTGCTCGGCCTGCCTGCTGTGGGCTTTTCCCCCATTGGGGGTAAAGTTATTACCCCTCTTTCTGATAGTCTTTCGATTGATTGTTTAACCTTGTCATGCCTTGATTCGACTAGTTCAGATATTTCTAAGCTAGTCATGGTTAATTCACCACTGTTTACTAAAGTAGTTATTTGTTTCATAATTACCTCATTGGGTTGTTGTTAAATTAAGTCCATTTGTTGAGATGCCTCATCATTCGCCGTGGTTGAGGCTTTTCTTTTAACCTTCCCCTTCCCTTCAAGAGCCTGAATAACCCTTTCTGCATAATCACCTTCAAGAACAACTTTCGTTGGCTTATCGCTGATATTTACAGAGTCAGGGGGTAATCCGAACTTACTCACCAACTGGCAAGCTAAATCGAATATTCTGGCTTTATCTCGACTGGATTTTGATGGGTGTATTCCTAGCGCCTTAGCGAGTCCGTTATTACCGACTGAATACATTTGTTGGATGTAAAACGTCATCAATTCGTTTGATGAGCACTCTACTTTGATATTTTTTGCATTTCCCATTTGTTAAATTCCTTTTGACGTAGCTAGTCCGTGACTCACGATCCAGTGAGTGTGTATTGATGTGCGCTTTTTCAGCGCTGAGATGTTAAAGAGCGAGGTGGTGATTATTTTTTAGTGCTTGGAAATGGCTTTATTTCTATTGCTTTAATGCCATTTTCCGTTTGTGATAAGAGAATATTTCTCCCTTCTCTTAGCGCTTTACTGATAGCGCCTTGAGTAACACCTATTGCTTTAGCCGTCTTATCTTGACCATGCTCCTTGACATATTCACGTAAAGCTAGTTGGTTCATCTTCTTCTCCTTTAAAATGAATCAGCTTAATTATTATATTCGGTAATAAAAAAGTCAATACCAACGGTATTTTTAAAATATAACTTATAGTAATAAAATACAGGGATGAACAAAAAGAAACCGCTATCAGAAGAGCAACTGGCAGATGCCAGAAGGCTTAAATCAATCTATTCCTCTAAGCGCAAGACGCTAGGGATAAATCAAGAAGACATAGCTGAAAAGCTAGGTGTCAACCAAAGTGCTGTCAGTCATTATTTAAATGGAATTAATCCATTAAACCCGAACGCAGTTGCTACATTTGCAAAGATATTGAAGGTTGCTGTTAGTGATATAAGTCCGTCAATATCTAAACAAATAATGTCTCTAGCTCAATCGGTAGATGATGAAATCGAATATATAGGCACAGTGCCTTCAGGAATGGTTCAGGTGCGCGGTGAGGCGTTCTTAGGTGCTGATGGTGCTGTTGATATGATCGAGGCTCACAATGGCTGGCTGAAGATATACAGCGACGATAAAGACGCATATGGGTTGAAGGTTAAAGGTGACAGCATGTGGCCTAGAATCCAATCTGGCGAATACGTAGTGGTTGAGCCTAATACTAGCGTAAGGTCTGGTGATGAGGTCTTTGTTAGAACTGTAGATGGTCACAATATGATTAAGATTTTCAACAAAACTCGTGATGGGGACTATCAGTTTTCCAGTATAAACAACTCACACAAGCCCATTACTCTATCACCAGATCAAGTTGACACCATGCACTATGTGTCAGCTATCGTTAAACCAATTAAATATATAGACGCTTGCGAAAAAACAGGCCGAGCACTGTTTTAATGGCCTGACGACACGTTCATATGAAAAAATTATGGGGTTGTATCAAGCAGCACAAGGTAGAAATAACCGCAGCACTATCCGTGATTGCAATGCTGGTATGGTTTGATTTTGATGATGATGCCATATTCCAACTCTACGAGATGATTTTTGGACGGCCTGACGACACGTTTTAGGAGAATGCATGGCATTTAACGACATTGAGATAGCTAACATTAAGCGGTGTATGGAGTTTTTCATGGAAAAGCGCCGACCTGCTGAACACCTAAGGGATGAGCTGGATTTAAGCTATAGCATTGAAGATGACTCCGTTGTCATATTTGAAGTAAGACGCCTTACTTGGAGTGACGGGCAAGCTCAAGAGCCGATAGCAAAAATTACACATGACAAATCTAACAGCTCTTGGTCTCTGTTTTGGATGGATAAAGACAGCAACTGGCACAACTACGATGAAATAATGCTAGGCAGTTTTTCTGACGCCATTAGGCTCGTTGAAGATGATGCCCGTGGCTGCTTCTTTGGGTGACGACACATTTTAGGGTGTGGGTGGTATTAACCTAAAAATTCTAATGATTAATTGGAATCGATTTAATATGGATAAATTTGCAATTATTAAAATAAATACATCTCCAGACTCATTAGAACAATTAGGTACAAAAGAGAAATTTTGGTTTACTTATAAAAATAACAAATACTTATTTAAGTACACAAAAAGCGTCACTGGTGAGCATTGGTCTGAAAAGTGCGCGGAAGAGATCTGTAAAGTACTTGGAATTCCGCATGCTACATACGATATAGGGTTGTGTGGAGATAGATGGGGGGGTGATATCACCAAATTTTATTCCTCATAATTTCAGGATGGTTATGGGTAACGAAGTTCTTCATAATCATACCCCCGGATACCCAAAACCAGTATCTGATGTTGAAAAGCAAGTTAGGGTAAGAGAACATACAGTTGCTAGAGTATTATCTTGTTTGGAAAACAAGATATTACCACCTATATTTCATAATTATGACATTTCAGGGTTAACTTCTGGTGATGTTTTCTGTGGTTATTTGATGCTTGATGTGTTAATTAGTAATCAAGATAGGCACCATGAAAACTGGGCAATTATGCAAGATGACCAGTCGGGTAAAAGATACCTTTGCCCAACATACGATCATGCAGCTAGCCAAGGAAGAGAAATGACAGATAGAGAAAAAAATGAACGACTTAATACTAAAGATATAAACCGTTCTATATCTAAATTTGTAACCAAGGCGAGGTCTGAGTTATTTAGAACACAAAAAGATACTAAAAGATTACTTACCATTGAAGCATTCGAAGAGGCAGTAAAAACACGAAAAGAGGTAATGAACTTTTGGATATCAAAGCTACATGACCTAAATGATGAATGCCTAAAAGATATTTTTGCTAGATTAGATGAAAAATGCATTTCTGAAGTTTCTAGAAAATTTGCATTTGAGATGGTAAAAGAAAATAGAAAAAGGCTGTTGAAGCAGTTTTTCTTAGGAGATGAACATGAGTAACTCTGTATATGTTGCGTGGCAATGCCCTGAATCTAGAGGGTGGCATGTTGTAGGAAGACTACAAGAGCATCAATCAGGGTATGCTTTTAATTATACTAAGGGAGTCTATGAAGCTAAAAACTTCAACCCCTTTAGTGGAATGCTAGAGCTAGATAAGATTTATATTTCAGAAGAGCTTTTCCCTTTATTTAAGAATAGATTGCTATCCAGCAGAAGGCCAGAATATCCATTTTTCATTAAGTGGTTAGGATTGAATAATGACAATGCCTCACCAATGGAGGTTTTGGCAAGAAGTGGCGGGATTAGGGCGACAGACCAACTGCAAGTGTTTAAAAAAATCGATCCAAATGAAAATGGGAAGGTAGAGGTTTATTTTTTTGCTCATGGACTCAAACATTTTAGTGAGTCAGCAGAAAACCGAGTTAATTCCTTAAGGAAAGGTGATGAATTAAGGCTATTGCCAGATCCACAAAATGAACATGATAACTACGCAATCGCGGTGTCAGCTATGAATCCAATGGAGCTAATTGGTTACTGCCCTAGATTTCTGAATAAAGATATCTCACTGATGCTAAACGATCCGTTAGGGACAATTAAAGTAACTGTAGAACAATTGAGTGAGGACGCTCCTACAAACTACAAATTACTATGCAAGCTAACTGGAGAGGCAAACGATAGCACTTTAAACGCAATTAAAAGCAACGTAGCATATATGCCAATTGTTGAGTAATGCAATAATCAGAACACCCCACCCAGCCCTCCCCGCGAGGGCTTTTTTGTGTCCTCTCCCCTCCAAATAAGTGATCTGCATTCCAATCTGAGATTTTTTTGAAAATAAATTCCTTTTAAATTCAATAATATTACCGAAAATATAATTTTATATTACCGATGGTATTTACTTAAATAAATACCGCATGTAATATTTAACTCATCGAAGGCAAGGAGCCATAGATAAACAGGATGTTCGCTCTTTAACAGATAGCGCTGAAAAAGCGCAAACCAAAGACAGTATGTTTTGGGATTGGTGAACGCTACGGCGGCACGTGTGGTACTAGGCGACCACCACCAATCACCAAAGCAAACTGTAAGGGGAAAACTATGTGTAACTTTCACGGCTACAACAACGCCAGATCACGCAGAATGGAACGCAGAAAAGCATTGCAGGAAGCGCACGCATTAACTGAAAGATTAAAAGCTGCAATACATGGCGAACAAGTAGAAGAAACAAAACGCCCTACCTTATCACTAACACGCAAACCAATTAGCCGAGTTGAAAAAGCAATTTCAATTCGCAGCACTAAAGTTTATGACTCAGTAGACAACTGTTGCTTACCTAATGTAGCAATATTTTCAGGAGTTAAAACAAAACAGCCGAGCAGTGAGTTCGGGGTGACGGCGAGATAAAGCCCACGGATGGGCTTTTATTAACAATCTACGGCAGGGTTTTCATTACTGAATCTAAATCCCTGCCTTCAAATTCAGAAGACCAACCACAGGAGCCACAATGGTAAGGAAAATCAGGAAAACCACTACCGACCGCTTTAAGACAGTTGGGACAATACACAGCCCTAATGTAGCTTCCAGAGGTATCTTTTCTAAAGGACGCTCCCATGTGCTGGATAAATTGCTCCTTTTCCCTATAACTCGCTATTTCCTTCTCAAGTTCGCTGTTCTTTATTTTAAGCTCGGCAAGTTCTTTCTCGGTGGCTTCATTGGCTTTTTGAATTACTTCAATTTGCTCGTAGATGAAAGCGATTCGCTCTCTAAGTACCTCGTTCGTTTGAACAGTAGAAAGAGCACCAATGGCATTTTTAACCGAAGAAATAAATAAACCTACATTCATTAATTCAATCCTTTTAATTATGTTGGGGTGATTGAATTATACACAGATTTCTTATGTTGGGGAATGTAAGAACCACCTCGCCTGACGTGGTTAAAAGCAGGCACAGTTAACTAATTACAGTCCATTCTGTGGGCTGTGGTGAGTTGATTAATAGATAGGAGATAGAGCAACTATTTCCATTTTGGAAACTATTGTTTTAGTTAATAACGGAGGGAGTATGACGGATAAAACAGGTGGAGCAGCTTTTCCTGCAAGTGGGCATCCAGATATGCAATTTGTAGCGCAGGAAGGCATGTCATTGCGAGACTATTTCGCTGCTAAATGCATGCAAGGTGATTTCGCAGCTCAAAGTAATGAAGTTGGCGTTTATGGGCACCACCTTACTGATGAGCAATTGGCGGACATGTCGAAATTTTTCTACCGCATGGCAGATGCAATGTTAAAGGCTAGGGGGTGATATGGGATTTAAGCATAGTCCAGCGCCTTGGAAACACACCATAAGAAATGCCAATGAAATAATGACAACTTTCCATGGCGTGACAATTGGTGATGTTTATTTAGATATCACAACAGCCAATCAGAAAGCAGACTCCCATCTAATCGCAGCAGCACCAGAGTTACTAGAGGCTTTACGTGAGTTAATTCAGACTCATGAATACTCGCTTAGAATTGGCTACGAAAGAATTATCGAACTTGGTGGTGATTGCGATTCTCCAGAAATCATGATTAATAAAGATTCATCACTCAAAAAAGCCAAAGTAGCAATAGCAAAAGCCCTCGGTCAGCAGTAACCCACCACTTAATTATTCATATCGCTATTAATAGTGAGGAATACGCACATAAGGAATTAATTATGGGAGATATGGGCGATGTATTTCGCGCAATGAAAGAACACGTAAAAGAGAGAAAGGAAGAACGACTAAGAAATAATACGGAGAAACTAAAGTATATAGATATTCCGTACACACGAGATTCAAGTGGAACTATTCACTTTCAAACAAAGAAAGGCAAGGTTCTATTTTATCCAACAACAAATAAATATCAGCACAAGCGAAGCATCAAACGAGGCGGATTAAACAAAGCTGTTGAGCTAGCAAAAAACCTCGGAATCTAACCCACCGCACCAACACCAGAACACTTTAAATAACTATGTGAGGTAATCACATGGGCGATAACTATTACTACGCAGCATTAATCATTATGACTGCAATTCTATTACCTCTACTGACGAGATAAATCATGCAAATCGATAAACATTTTCTACGTCTGGCTCAGGCACAGGCGCGAATTGCTATAAGCCAACGTTGTGATGATGTTTGGTGGTTAGCAATGGAGTTTCTCAAAGCGAGTTACGGGAGGTCTAAGTGAATAAATGCATACAGCTTTTATTGTCAACTTTTGGATGCGACCACTCCTCATCAGGAACAATTATTACTTGTGTCAACGGAAATGACATCAAGCGCATAGACGGTGATTACGGAACAATTATAAGCAAACTACAGTTCACGGAAAAAGAACGCTACGAAAACATTAAGGAAAATGGGCAGCTTGCTGGGTTTATTGATGAAGCCATAGCAGCAGGCGACGGGCAATGGATTGTCGAACACATCAGGAGCAAAGGTAAGGTGGCAGCATGAGAATTTCAGAGTATGAAAATTTCGTCACCATTCCAGACCGCGAGCATCTAGCAAATCAATATGATGAGCTAGCTAATGAAATGGCTCAGCGGTTTTATGATGCGGTCATGGATGAAACTCCGCATCTAATACAAAAACTTAATGAATCTGAACTTGATGGTATTTGGAATGGATTATTTAAAGCCGCTAAGTCTGAAAACTTACTGAGATAATCAAAGGGAAAAATATGAGTAACTCACTAGTTTCAATGGCTGGCTCACTTGCCAAAAAGTTAGAGCTGGCTATTGATGAAAAAGACCTAATTCAAACATTGAAATCCACGGCATTTAAAGCCGAAGCAACAGAACAGCAATTTTTAGCCCTTCTCATCGTCGCTAATCAATACAACTTAAACCCTTGGACTAAAGAAATTTACGCATTCCCAGACAGAACAGGAATTGTTCCAGTTGTTGGTGTTGATGGTTGGGCGCGCATTATTAATGAAAACAAAAACTTTGATGGCATGGAGTTCATTATGGACGCTGACTCCTGCACATGCAAAATTTACCGAAAAGACAGGAGTCATCCTACCTCGGTTACTGAGTACATGGATGAATGCAATCGAAACACTCAGCCTTGGAAATCACACCCAAAACGGATGTTACGGCACAAAGCAATGATCCAATGTGCTCGACTAGCTTTTGGTTTTGCCGGTATTTATGACCAAGACGAGGCCGAGAGAATTACAGAAAACACACCAACGGGCGTTATTAACGGGCAAGAAAGCCACGAAAAAAGAGCTGAATTAATCGCTAAGTGTGAAGCGGCAGCAGCCAAAGGAATGGACGCATTTAAACAATTATGGACGGAGTTATCAGGGGATGAGCGAGCCATTATCGGATCCGCTGAAAAGGAACGAATTAAAAACTCTATAGCCATTGATGCTGAATTTACCGAGGTGCCAAGTGGAGCAGAGGACTAACGAATGGTATGCGGCAAGACTAGGATGTGTTACCGCCAGTAACCTATCAAAAGTAATGGCAAAAGGAAGCGGAGCAACTCGTAGAAATTATATGGCTCAGCTAATTTGCGAAACACTAACAGGACAAAAGGAAGAGTCCTTTAAATCAGCCAGTATGGAGCGTGGAAACGAGCTTGAGGCAGTTGCAAGGGAAATGTATTGCCTCAATGAGTTCGACGCCACAGTGACAGAAACAGGCTTTATCCCTCACCCATCTATCGAAGGATTCGGAGCTAGCCCTGATGGGTTGGTAGATGAAGATGGACTTATTGAAATCAAATGCCCAAACACCGCAACTCACTTAGAAACGCTTAGGACAGGAAAGCCTAAGACAGAATATCTATTACAGATGCATGGGCAAATGATGTGCACAGGTCGCAAGTGGTGTGATTTTGTCAGCTACGATAATCGCCTTCCGGCAAACCTCGCCTATTTCAAAACACGGATTGTTTTTAATGACGAGCTAGCACAAGAAATTGAGCAAGAAGTTCGTAAATTCTTAAATGAACTCAAGGAAGAAATAGAAAAGTTAACTAAATATGCGGAGGCTTCTTAATGGCTAGTCGCGGAGTGAATAAGGTAATTCTGATTGGTCACCTAGGCCAAGACCCTGAAATTCGATATATGCCATCAGGTGGCGCAGTAGCAAATCTCACATTAGCCACATCGGAATCGTGGCGAGATAAGCAAACCGGTGAAATGCGTGAAAAAACCGAATGGCACCGTGTAGTGATTTTCGGAAAATTAGCTGAAGTTGCAGGCGAATATCTGAAAAAAGGAAGCCAGATATATGTCGAAGGTTCTCTACAAACCAGAAAATGGACTGACCAAAGCGGTCAAGACCGATACACAACGGAAGTGGTGGTAAATATCGGTGGAACTATGCAAATGCTAGGCGGTAACGGTGGCAATAATCAGACAGGAAGCCAGCAGCCACAACAGCAAAGGCAGTCGAAGCAACAAGCGCCGCAGTATAACGAGCCACCAATGGACTTCAGTGACCCAGATATACCCTTCTGACCACTCCCTATGTGATTTAACCAAAGGATATAACCATGAAAAAATTATTTGATACCACAGATTTTAATAACTGTGATGTATGTGGAGACGATATGTGCACCATCGCAACAGAAGGTGACGGAAAGAAGGTGTTTAATGGCGATAGCGTTACTTGCTGTGGATGTTCAAACACAGGGCAGATAACGGTTGAAGCAGAAGATTGTGCTTATATCGAATGGGATAACCCAAACGACGACTAACCAACGGACTCAGTGCAAGGATGCAAACAGGAGATAGATATATGAAAAACAAAATTCAGCATGAATGTGATTATCAAGGCTATGACTTTGGCGCTCATTATCTTGATAGTCAGTGTATTGATGGCTACTTGTGGGATATGGACGCTTGCGACGGTAGCGGTAATTTATACGAACCAATGGAAACTATTCCATGCCCTAAATGTAACTCAGATCGATGGTTAGAAAATTATCGATGGTTGTTTATCAATGATGGCGCTAATCATGGCTGCACAGGTTTACCATTCAACAAAATTGGACGCATATACATTAACGCTGAAATTAGAGCCAAGCCTGGCGCAGTTAAGAAAATATACCGTTGGCTGAAGCGCGGCTATTACTACGGATTAAAGAACCGTCACTAACTAGCAGGGATGCAAGTAGGAGATAGATATGAAATTAAATAGCCATATTGATATCGAATTTGAAGGTGAAGCAAAAGAAATAAGAATGGGAAGATTTAGTGGCGTTCTAGAAATCGGAGAAAACACAGAAAACCCTAACTTTGATTATATAAATATCCCAAACAGGTATGTCAGACAATTAATTCGTGAACTGGTAAAGCTATATCCAGAGTGGGATAAGGAATAATTTAACTCGCAGGGATGCAATGAATAAAAAAAAAGCCGACACAGGGAGCATCGGCGAAAGTTGCACAGCTTGTAACTGCTCTTTCGGCTTAAGTGTAGAAGGTAAATAGGTATTTGCCATGAAACGTTTTAATCCTAGCGATTAAATATATGTAATAAGAGGAATGAATGCCAATCCTTGGCAATTAAATTCTAGATAAATCTAGCATTAACGTATCCATCTTTACTAATGGATACAACCTCAGCTAGTAATCTTTGCGAAGGATACAGCGGGACTAAATCAAACCTATCCCCTTCAACAAAATAAGAAAAGGCTTTGTCATTTCCAATAAGAGGAAAAGTAACAGTACCATCCAATAACTCAGAATTATGAATTTCAACTGTTCTTAGTTTACTTATTTTTTTATCAATAATGCACGCCATACAAAACATATCACTCACCATTAGTAGTTAAAAGGAAAATCAATAATAACACCATATTTTTAAAAGAAAAGAAGTTAAAATATGGCTGTACAGATTATTATATTTGTAAGTAAAAACACTTATTATATGGAGTAATGTAATTATGAAAGACAGAATCAAGTTTAACGATGCAATGTTAGCGGCTGTCATGGATGGCAGAAAAACACAGACACGTAGACCGATTGAGCCGCAACCAAAAGTAACCGAGGGAGAGTTACGCAATCTTGGCGCATGGCAAGAAGGTTACACCCTGTCAGAGCAAGTATGTGCAGCATGGCGGCATGGATTTATTGACCCTGATTGCCCGTATGGTGAGATTGGCGACATCATCAATCTTGCAGATAAATACGGTAATATCAAAGGGAAAATTGAAATTACTGATGTTTGGTTACAACAGATTCAAGAAATATCACCTAGCGATGCGATAGCTGAAGGAATAAAAGCTGGTAGATATGGAAATGAAGGAAACTGGTTAGTTGGATTTTATATTCCAAATAGCAATCAACCATATATAACCGCAAAAAATGCGTACAAAGAATTATGGTCATTGATATACGGAATTGATAGTTGGATAAATAACGATTGGGTATGGGTAATATCGTTTAAAAAGGTGGAGTAATGGATAAATCATTAACAGACCGTCAAATTGTCGATATGGCTAACGAACTGGCGCGTGTCTACTATAAGCGACTGGGTTATGAAGTGCCATTTGGTTATCGCTTTGACAAAGCCAGTCATCCGCAAGAGATTGCGTTATTCGATATGGCCTGTATTGCTTTTGATGTTCTGCGAGAAACTAGTGTAATGGATGCGTTAAGTAACTTTGAGGATGATGAGTAATGGATAAATCAAGGCAGCAATTTGAAGAGTGGTTTGCACCACAAAAAGAGGAGATGAAGCGTAACGGATTAGGCATGATTTCGATAACGAGAATACACCGGCGCCAATGGATGGCATGGCAAGCGTCACGCGAGAGTTTAATTAATAACTTAGAGCCTGTTGGTTATATAATGGAAAGCAGTTTTGATAATATCAGAGAATATGGATATACACATCTTAATGAAGAAAGAACTGAAAAAATAAATATTCCACTATATCGATTGGGTTAAATAATAATGAAGCTATTTGTACTGTTATTAATTTGGCAGGGATATGTTACGCCTGTAACCGATACATTGTACACACAGCAAGAATGCGAGAGCCGTGCAATGCAAATAATGCAGGTGCGGGATGTTGAGATAGTTTGTGGAGAGGTAATGAGATAATGAAAATAACAATTGAATGTAAAGATAATGAGTATTTATTTGCTCTAGAAGCGGCAAAAACAATTATCAGTAATAAACCAGATGTTAATGCGCTAGCTGTGGCTACTGGTGATGGAAAAACAGCGTACGGTAAGAAATCACACGCAGGTAATTACAAGATAACTATGAAGGATTAATCAATGAATAAATACACCGAACTATCTGACTACATAGCCAATAAAAATAAAAGAATGGAGTAAATTAATGATAACGCAATCTGAACTGAAATCTCTTTTGATGTACGACCCTGTTACTGGAGTTTTTAAGAAAAAATTTAAAAATGGAAATATTAGAAGTGTTGGCTGGGATTGTGGTAATGGTTATTTTAGGGTGAAGGTGAAAGATAGAATTTACCTTGCTCATAGATTGGCTTGGCTGTATGTATATGGAAGTTACCCAAGTTTGGAAATTGACCATATAAATAGAAATCCAAGTGATAATAGAATATCTAATTTGAGATTAGCCAGCAGCTCTGAAAATAAAAGAAACACAGCAAGAAACAGCGCTAATACCTCTGGATTTAAAGGTGTTAGTTTTCACAAGCGCAGAAATTTATGGCAGGCAACCATACGCTGTAATGGTAAGCAAATTCACCTTGGGTATTTTAACAACCCAGAAGATGCTTATTCAGCTTACTGTGATAAAGCTAATTCTGTTTTTGGTGAGTTCGCTAATTTTGGTTGACCAATAATCATTGCATAGAAATTAACGGTGATAATTATTTTCGGATAGCTATGGAAGTGTATTTAATAACGTATTGAAAATAGCATAGGTGAATTATGACGCTTACTCAATTCTTAGGGCTAATAGCTCTTTGTATACTAATTTACTTGATTGATACAGGACAGGCGTAATTGTGAGGCAATAACATGCAAACAGTCAGAGAATTCGCAAAAAAGCACAGAAGAAGTGATGAAACGATAAGGCGGTGGATAAGCGCTGGGAAAATATATCCAGCACCAACATTTGATGGGTATCAATATTTAATACACCCATCCGCACAAAAAATAACAAACTACGAAAATCTTAACCCAAGCATTCTATTAAATAAAAACTGCAAACTGTTAAAAAGGATTGAGACAGATGGCAAGAAACAGAAGTCCCAAAAACGCTCACCTACCACCTAACCTATATTGTAGAAAAGGATATTACAGCTACCGAAACCCCGAAACCGGCATTGAATACGGTATAGGAAGAAATAAAGCCGAGGCGGTAAATGAAGCCATCTCGGCTAACTTGTTTATTTATGGAAAAAAAGAATCATTAATAAACAGAATGGCAAGTAACGATGCAATAAAATTTCATGATTGGATAGACAGATTTGGTGAGATTATACTCCTCCGTGATTTAAAGAAAAAGACCCTAGATGACTACCAAGGACGGTTAAAAAGGATAAAAAATAGCTTCAATAATGTTCCTTTAAATGAAATAAAAACTAAAGATATTGCTGATTACATAAATAGCATTGTTTCTGATGGGAATATAACTACAGCTAGATTGATGCGGAGTATTCTAAAAGATATGTTTAACGAAGCGATGTCTGACGGTGTTGTTGATTTTAATCCCGTAATAGCAACCAGAGTTCCAAGGAATAAAATAGCCAGAACTAGGATGTCAGAAAGTGATTACATTCAAATATACAACACAGCAGTAGAGCACTGTCAGCCTTGGGTTAGTATGAGCATGGATTTGGCTATATTAACAGGACAGCGTTCTGGTGATATAAGGAAATTAAAATGGGATGATGTTCATGATGGTTTCTTGTGGATAGAGCAAGAGAAAACAGGAACTAAAATAGCAATACCGCTTACCATTTCAAATAATATAGCTAATAAAACTTTGCAATCAGTGCTAGATAGATGCCAGCATGAATTGAACGGAAAGGAATTCGTGCTGGTTTCACAGAAGGGTGATATGCTAGCAGATAAAACCATTGGTAAGGCTTTTTCACTAGCCAGAAGCAAAAGTGGTTTGTCATGGGAGGGTTCTCCGCCGACGTTCCACGAAATCCGAAGCCTAGCATCCAGAGTGTATGGGAATGAAAAATCAAATGAGTTCGCTAACCAGCTTTTAGGACACAAATCAATGGATATGACCAGAATGTATCAGGATGATAGGGGTCTTAGTTGGAAAAAAATCGAAATTTGA